TTCTACCACATACCAAGATGACGATGAACTTTTTACGACTCTCGATGCAGATTCATATTATTACGGTGAATTAAGAATACTAATGACTCGGTCAAATGCTACATCAAGTATAACTGGAAAGCATACTATTTCTGCAGGTAGCCTTGGAACTGGAAGGCCCTCCCAGACTTCGGGTAGCACCTTGTTGAACGGCACCAATAATTTAGAATCTGTGGGCCTGTCACTATCACCACAAGTGCCTGATATTCGTGTTTTGTTTTTTTCAATCAAAACAAGCACTACAACACAAGACTTAAAATATATATTTGCTCAAGCAACTGCAAATGCAAATACAGGCGTAACGGTCATGAAAGGAAGTTCCTTAGTCATTTGGAAAACAGCAACAGTATGACAATAACACTCTACAAAACAACACAAGCAACCAATGAAAACGGCGATCCCGTTATGCTGTGGAAGTTTATTGACCAAGACGGCAATCTATGGAATACTGAAACTGCAATCGATGGAACGGAAGAGGAAGCGGCAAGTATTATTTTAGGCTCGATGCAGAATGCATAAGCTAGAAAGCGGAGGCATAGGTAAAGGCAATGCAAGATACCGTCTTACTGAAGATGAGATCGAGGCGTTGACACGATACCGACTCAAAACGGATTCATTTCAGGATCTACCTGAATGGCTTATTGAGATGCAAGACGGCAAAGAGGAAGTATCGGATCATGTAGTTATCGAAGGCAATACGGCGGTGCTTTGTGATGTTCATTTAGGCTTCCATGATATTGATGCGATAAGAGCTTGCATACAGTTCTTACGCACTATGAAAGTGGATAACATCGTGCTGAATGGCGATACAATAGATGCACATAAATTATCACGATGGGCAAAACGCAAAGATGATATAGAGTTTACGACCGAGCTTCAAATGGCTCGCAACTTTATTGACAATTTGCGTGCAACGTTTTCAAAGGCTCGGATCTACTTCAAAGTAGGTAATCACGAAGACCGGTTAGAGCATTACATACAAGAGAAGGCGGATCAGTTCGCGGGTCTTGTAACATGGCAATCGCTTTTAGAACTTGATGCAAAGGGAGTGAAATTTGTGGACTCTAATCAGATCATGTTTTGTCATGGCACGTGGATAACTCATGGCCATGAAATCAAGGTGAACGGCGCGGCAAATCCTGCAGTTACTTTGATGAACAAAACAATGACTAATACTTGCATGGGTCACTTGCATAGAAGCCAGACAATACACAAAAAGTCGCTCGATGGTGAATACTTACGAGCCGATGTAATTGGAACGCTCTCGAAGCTCAAGCGCGGCTATATGGCATATTCACAGTCTAATCATGGCTTTGCTTTCATACATGAAGACGGTGAGTTTCAAAACATTCGTATCGAAGATGGTAAGGTTAAGAGATAATGCAAAGAGATTATAAATTGATTGGCCTCGTGCTTGCGATATTCTTGCTCATCATTGCAGGCTTTGCGGGGGGCTTTGAGCTTGCGAGCCGCAAGGCTTCGCAGCATCGTGATACGCTGAAGATCGTGCAAGTGATCGAGCGTCCCGTTACGATTCGAGATTCAGTACATACAAAGAGCGTGCTTATCAAAACGCATGATACGACATACTTTATTGACAAGCCGGTAGAGATCCCTTGCGGAGATACGAGCTTTGTAGCTCAAAGCGATTCAGTGATCACAGCAACGAAGGATACTATAAATATGGCTTTTGCCTATGCAAATCGCAAGGGCTATTTCAGTTTGGTATTCAAGCCGCGACCTGATTCAATTATCACGGTGCAGCTTCCGGTCGTAAAGACTGAAACGAAAACAGAATGGGCATGGCTATTAGGATTATTTGGTTTAGGTTTAGGAATTGGATCGTATGCCAAGTAAAAAAGAACAAAGCGAAAACTTAAAGAAAGGCAATGCAACGACCTTCGATAAGCGACCAGACTTTATCAACAGAGCGGGTCGACCGAAGGGTTCGATAGTCTATGTGAAGGATCTTGCAAAGATGGCAGCCGAAGAGCTTGCCAAACCGGGCAAGACAAAAGAGACCGTAGCAGCTGAAGTGATAAACATGCTGATACATAAGAAGATATTGGAGAAGGAAGATATGGCAGCAATGAAGGTGCTGCTTGAGTTATTGAGTCACTTGAATAATCAAGTTGCTGAACAAGGCAAAATGGTGATCGAGTGGGGAGCTAAAATTGGACAAAGTAATCAAGATTTATCCGCATGAAAAACAGCTTGAAATACTTCGCAATCGGCGTAGGTTTAATGTTGTTAGGTGCGGGCGTCGCTTTGGCAAGTCTTATCTTGCTTTTGCTCTTGCCCTTGAGAAGATGCTTGAAGTGGATGGGGCGTATGTTCTCTATACCGCGCCGTCATATACGGAACTTACAGGTCGAGAAACGGAAGCGCAAAACTTCTTTGCACCTCTCGGAGCTACCTATAAGCAAGGCCAAATTAAATTAGGTAATAGTACATTGAATTTGCAGGGTATCTGGAGAGCCGACGGCTTGAGAGGTAACAAGTTCCACCGCATAATCTGCGATGAATGGGCACACTGCCCAAATGCTGAAGATGACTGGAACTTTGTATTAAGCCCGATGCTCGCAGACTATGAAGGCGATGCTTACTTCTTCTCAACGCCAAAAGGCAAGAATCACTTTTGGCAATTGGATCAACTTCATGCGACGCTCGATGACTGGCAATCTTTCCACTTCTCCACTTACGACGGTGGACAAATCAAAGAGAGTGAAGTGGATCGGCAAAAAGAGCTCTTGCCGAGCATAGTATTTGCTCAAGAGTTTCTTGCTGAATATGTTGATCGCAGTGCGGCAAAGATAAAACGCGATTGGCTGCGAGTTGCAAATGATAAAGAATGCACCGCTTACTATATCGGAGTCGACCTTGCAATATCACAGAAAGAAACTGCAGACTACACTGCAATCGTAGTGATCGGTACGACAAAAGATGGCGAAGTGGTAGTAGTAGAAGCGGATCACTTTAGAGCACAGTTTGCAGAAATCGGAGCTCGCATCATTGCAGCCGAGGCTAAATGGCAAGCACGAGTCGTAGCCGTTGAAAGCAATCAAGCTCAAGCGTGGATGGTGCAAGAGCTAAAACGCAATACCAAGATGAACGTAGTCGGAGTGAGAGCGGATCGAGACAAGGTTATTCGCTTTCAACCGGTCGAGGCACGATACGAGCAAGGGCTTGTATATCACGTGCCTCATATCAACCCTGAATTTACCGAGGAGCTTTTGAGCTTTACAGGAACTCCTCAAGATAAACATGATGATTTTATTGACGCATTGGGCTATGCCTTCAATGCTATTCGCAAAACACCGCAGATATATGTATGAGTTTACTTGATCAACTTCGTGAAAGGATCGCGGCTGCAGTTGCACCGCGCAAGAACGATAGGCCGTATATCCGAAGCGGTGGAAGCCGTAATATCGGTGCGACTCAAACTGGCAATGAGCTTTCTGCTTCGCTTCGAGGCACTGTATTCGCTTGCTTGCAGCATAGAGCGAATGCGCTAACGGGCGTAAAGTTCGATTCCTATGCAGAGAAAAACTTTACCCGCGAAGAGCTCGGTCGAGGGCACTGGACAAATGAGCTGCTTGCAAATCCTAATCCGTACTTTACCCGCTCGCAAGTGTTTAGCTATATTGAGAATTGGCTAAGTATTAACGGGAACGCCTTCATATGGACTCCGACAAATGGCTACCGCGTGCCTCTTCAAATGTGGGTACTTAATCCGACACGAATGCGAGTTATCAAAGGTGAGAATAACTTTATTGATGGGTATGTCTATCAGTCCGCACAAGAGGGCAATATAACAATACCGGAGAAAGAGGTTATCCACCTCGCAAAGATTCATCCGGCTGCAAGACCTGAAGAGATAATTGGTATGAATATCTTTGGCGTTGGTCTCGTATCAGCCGCACTTGAATATGCGCATATTGACCGCGAGGTAAGTGCTTACCTTGCTCGCCTTTTCGAGAATAACACCGTGCCTCCGCTGATCGCAACCTTTCCTGAAAGGTTCGATGCTGATGAATGGCATAAACTTAAAGCCGCATGGAATGAGGAACTGCCAGACTATAAGCTCCGCGCTTTGCTTGGTGGTGGCATGCAATTGCAATTACCCCCAAAAGGTGAGCTCTCAATCGGTTATGATGCAGTAAGCAAGGATACACGCGCGCAAATCGCTCAAGTCTTTGGCGTGCCTCCCGGCATGCTTGATGGCTCTTTTCAAAACAGAGCGACTGCTGAAGTGCAATGGGCTATCTTCAGGCAAAACACGATCGATCCCGAGGCGCTTTACATCGCTGAAGAGTTTACAAGGCACTTCAGACGCTGGGAAGAGGATGTCCTTATTGAAGCGCAGCCGTATACCTACGAAGACCCCGCACTCGATATGCAAAGAGAAGAGTTCGAGCTAAAGTGGGGAATGAAAACAATCAACGAAGCTCGCACGGATCGCGGATATGATCGCATCAAAGATGGCGACGTGCCTCTTATTGCAGCTGGATATATGCCTTTACAGACTGCAGTAAATGCCCCGCCCGCGCCCGTGGTGGCTCGAAAACTTGAAAGAGGATACAATGTAGTGAGCCGCGCGAAATTGCCTCTCATAACAGCCGAGAGCAAGGACTTATTCTGGAGAAACTTCGACAAGGTAACAGAGAAGTCAAGCGTAAAAATCGATAACGTAGTGCAGACTATTATTGGCCAGCTCAAAAACGAGGTGCTATCCAATATAGACAAGGGTATCATAAGCCTTTCAGACCTCGATATCAATGATGCAGATTATGTAAAGTTTCAAGGGATGGTAGAGAGCGCTTGCTTAAGCGTGCAAAACGAACTCTTGAAAGCTCTTGACCTCGGAGAGCAAGACTTGACAGGAGAAGTAGGTCAGCAAATCAAGGACTTGGCAAATGAGTCAAGCGCAAAGATTAGAGAAAGTGTAGATGTAATGAAAGCAGAGATACGCCAAGTAATCGAAAACAATGCAGGCTTGCCAAAAGACGAGATGAAAGATGCTCTTAAGACCAAGTTTACACAGTTAAGCGAAGGCCGTGCAAAGACCATCGCAAATACAACGAGCGCAAATGTAACAAGTGGCATGCAGCATGCGGTCTATAAGGATCTCGGATTCAAAATGATGTGGCTTACGCAACGTGATGGGCTTGTAAGACCCGCTCACGTGCAAGCAGATGGCTCGATGCAAGGAGCGGATGGATACTTTACGGTCGGAGGTGAGAAGACTACAAGGCCTCTCGGCTCTGGTTTGAGTGCAGGCAATTCAATTAACTGCCGTTGTCAATTATTCCCGATCGCAGAATGAGTTACAAACCTAACAAAGGCATGCAAGAGGAAGCCGATCGGGCTATCCGATGGGTCGAAGAAGGCCGTAAAGGTGGCACTCGGATAGGTAAGATCAGAGCGCGCCAAATTGCACGCGGCGAAAACTTAAGCGAAGACACCGTAAAAAGAATGTATTCGTTTTTCTCAAGGCAAGAAGGCGTAAAGGATGCTGAAGGATTTGAGCCCGGCGAAGATGGGTATCCATCACCAGGGCGAGTCGCATGGGGTTTATGGGGTGGAGATCCCGGATACTCATGGTCAAAGAACATAGTAGAGCAATTAAAAAACAGAGGATACAATATGAATTTAATTACAAGAGAGCTCGTGCTTGAGACCAGAGATGGTTATGAGTACGAGGGCAATGGAGAGAAAGAATATGAAGAGAAAGAGAATGACCTCTTTACCTTCGTAGTATCGACTCCAGAAGTTGACCGATATGGCACGATCATAGTGCCTGCCGGGATCGACTATACTGCTTACCTTGCTAATCCGATTGTACTTGCACAGCATGATTCTGATCAGTGGCCTATTGGTCGCTGTTTAGGCTTTGCAATGAACGGCGAAAACTTGGAAGCGACAATACAAATAGAATGCGTAACTGAAGAAGGCAAGAAGCTCGCAAAACTTATCAATGCAGGATTTGTTAAGGCCGTCTCCGTCGGTATCATACCAATCGAGTATGAAGAGCAAACCATCGACGGCAAGAAGGTCACTGTGTACACCAAGTCTGAACTTGTTGAGTTTAGTGTAGTGAGCGTTCCGGCTAATCGCCAAGCGCTTCTTAAGAAATCACTCAAAACACTTATACAAGATTCACTCAATAAATACAAAAAGGAAACTCGAATGTTAACCCCAGAGATCGAAGCAAAGATCGCTGATGAGTTGCTGCCTGCCATCAAGGAAGCATTTGTCGCTGAAGTGATCAATCTCGGCTTCTCACCTGAAGAAGCTGAAGCATCCGTTAACGCATTCATTACAGCAGGCGTGCCTCCTATGCTTGCAGTATTGAAAGGCGAAGCAGTTCCGGCTGTTGAGCCTGAAGTTGCACCCGCGCCTGAAGCAGCCGAGCCACCAGTGGCCGTAGTTGCTGAAGAAGAAGTGACTGCATCTTTTGCAAGCCCTGAAGTAAGAGTAGGAAAGAAGATCGCAGCATCAACTGCAGCTCAAATTTCCGAAGGTATGGATTTGATAAACAAAGGATACAAGACAATACGCAATGCAGTATCCGGTGAAGCAGGCCGTTCTATCACTTTGAACCTGCCTAAAAAACTTAATACAGAAGATTTAATCAATTTAATCTAAAGGATAAAACCTAAATGGAAAACATTATCGTAACTAAAGATCAACTCAAAGAAGTTGTCGATCGTAAAGTCGCAGATCAGTTGCGTACTTTGCACCCTGTAAACACACCAGCGCCTGCTAAAGGTTTGGTTTCTATCAAAGCAGATCACGATGCACGTCGCGATCAAGCTCGCGTAGTTGCAGACTACATCTTGGCAAAGCACAAAGGCCTCGAAGGTCAAGCAGATGAAATCGCTCGCGCTGCAAATAACAAGTATATCACACGTGCTAACTTCAACACAGGCACTTCATCGCAAGGTGGTGCAGCCGTTCCTCAATTCTGGGTCGAAGAGATCATGTCTTTTGCTGATCAGTACGGATATGCTCGTGCTTTGGCGAAGATCTATCCAATGAGAGGCAAGACAGAGAACCTCGTATCAAGCGGCGCTTTCACAGGTGCTGTTGTTGCTGAAGGTTCAGGCTTGACTGTAACTGATTCTACAAACTTCTTCACAGGCACAGCAATGACCGCGAAGAAGATCGTGGCCGGTGCTATCATATCCGAAGAACAATTGCAAGATGCTACACCTGCATTCTTGGATTATGTTATCAATGGTTTGGGCCGCGCTCTTGCTGAAACAGAAGACAAGCAGTTTTTCAATGGCGATGGTACAGGTGCTAACTTCACAGGTATTATCGGAACTGCAAATACAACAGTAGTTCGCCAAGGTGGATCAGACTCTTCAGGAAAGGATACTTTTGCTGAAATCTCATGGACAGACCTTTGGAACTTGCGCCTCGGTATTAACTCTGGCGTAGGTGCAAATGGCGTATTCGTAGTTCCTCAAAGCGTCTTCGGATATTTGATGAAAGAGACAGGCGGATCACGTCCTATCTTTGATCAAGTTCGCCCGATCGAAATCACATCAATCGGCTTGACTGCACTTGCAGGCAACTCATACTTCACTCCAACAGGCCGTCCGATGCACGTCGTTCCTGATGCACTCTTCCCAACATCTGCTGCTAACAAAGCATCCGCACTCTATTGCGACTTTGCACAGTTCACAGTTATGGGCGTTCGTGAAGATGTAACAGTCAACGAATACAAAGAATACTTTGGTGCAACCGGTTTGGGTGGTACTCATCAAAAGGGTATCGAAGTTGTTGAGCGTGTTGCTTTTGCATTCCCTGCACCTTCAGCAATCGGCGTTCTCAAAACATCAACAACCTAATAAGGTGAACTAATGCTCGTAGATATTATTCTCATCGAGCCGTTTAATGGTGTATCCGCAGGGTATGAGACTTCTCTCCCTGCGGAGATCGCCGAGGCTCTTATCAAAGACGGCAAGGCGAAGCCTCTTGCAGCAAGCAAGCCAGCGCCTGCCAAAGTAGAAACCAAGAAAACAGGTAAATAACATGCCATATACAAGCGCAAATCCGAGGGCGTTTACCGCTCTTATGACTTTTCTCAATTTGGAAGTTAACGGCGATCCGACCTCCGAGGATACGGCGCTTTACACTTGGTTTGATGAACTGATAAAGATCTGCTATGATGAGGCTGAAAGCTACTGCGGTCAGCCTCTCCGTAGCGGAACGGTATATTATCAATTCTACGCTTCAAAAGCTCAAAGAGGGCTTGAAGCTAATCACTCATGGAAGTTTGTCCCTTACAATGCAAACACCACTCTTACGACCTTGCAATGGCGTGAGAATGAGTTTGGTACTTATGCTAATTATGATGCAGGTAACTTTGCATGGAATGCAGAGCCGTATGCCAATTACATCATATTCAGGGACAAAACCAATGGACAATTCAAGGCGACCTTAAGCACAGGCTATACGGATACAAATATGCCATATACAATCCTGCAAGGCATCGCCGAAATGAGCGCTTTAGGATATAAGCAAAGCCCTCAAGGTGGTAATTGGTTTGGACTTAACTCGGTATCCACGGGCGGCGCTGGACAAAATGTGTCCAATAGCTTGAAAGAGGATATAGGATGGCATAAATACTTTGCGGCTTTTGTTATCCCTACGGTGTAAGTTATGCTTGATGTAGCCGTTCTGCAGGGCGTTTTGCGGCCTATCATAAATGATGAGCTTTTGCGCTTCCCTTTTGTTATGCAAGCCTTTATCGGTACGCAGATGGAACGTGCAGGGCTCAAAGAACGGATAGCACCATCGACAAGCACAAAGCTCGCAATCAATACCGGCACGTTGTTTAGATCATTTGCACGTGGTAGCCTTGGAAATATCTACAAAGTGACGGAAGTAAATGGTAATTTTGAGCTGCAATACGGATCAATCTTACCATACGCACGTATACAAGAATACGGCGGCTTCATTGCAACGAAGGGCAAGATGGAAGGCTACTTCTGGGCACGATATAGAGAGACCGGTGTAGCATATTTTCGCAATATAGCAATCAAAGTGAGACGGGTCGGCGGGGTGCAAATACCAGCGCGGCCATACTTCAGACCTGCTGTGCAACGATTTAGACAAGACAATAAATATGCAGACGGCGTGCGTTCAGCCGTAATCAAAGGAATACAACAATGGCAAGAGAGTCAGCGGCGCTCCAATCAATAGCAGATCAGCTTCGCACAATGAGCGGGGTTCGAGTCTATGACCAAGTTATGATCGACAAGTGGAATACATATCAGTTCCCTTTTGTCGGTATTCTTGGCGGTGCAGACTCGCGCGAGGTGATAGGCCTCGAAGATGATTCGGCTTTTGCTAATAAAGGCACGATCGATATGTACTTGCTTGTCGGAGTGCAAATAAAAAAGAACGCAACCGCAGGCAAAGCCCTGCTACGTGAGACCCTTGCAGACTATGCCGAGGCAATCGAAAACAAGTTAACGAATTACAAACCGCCCGTATATGAAAGCGATTATGAGCGGACTTATTTTGCGCCCGTTCACTTCATCGATGCGCAGGCTATTACCTACAATGATGACGAGACCAAGGGCATATACTTTATGACCTTTAGAACAACTTATTACCGAGGAGATGTATGAGAGTGAGTGCCTGCGTGATCTTTCCTGAAGGCGAAGATCTACGCGACTGGAGAGCAAGTTTACCAGACGAGAATATCGAAGTAGTTGCACTGCAGACTTCAGTGAACCCGAGACTAAAAGAGCCAATCTTTACGTATGTAGGTCGCACCGGTGATCACGTTGTACTTGCATGGGAGATACCAGACTTCGAGAAGTATTTTGACTTTGCATATTGTCGTAATAAGCTGAACGAATATGCAACCGGTGACTGGATCGTTCATATCGATTCAGATGAACGGCTTGCAATGAGGCATGATGAGTTCTGGCAAAACATGAGAGCACTCGAAGAGAGCGATGCCGTAGCCGCAGGGCTTACCATAACCGGCATGCGAAGTGAGATAGATGAAAGAGTCGGCTATGTAAGGCAAAGATACGCAGGTGCTAATTTGCGGATTATTCGCAATCACCAAGGCGTGCAATGGAAAGCAATATGCCATGAGCATTTAGACCTCATGGATCACGATGTTACGGTGGCTGATACCGATATACTGCTTTGGCATTTAGGATATAACTTAAGCGCCGAAGAATTAAGAGACAAGGCAGAGAGAAATGCAAAGCTGATGATTCGTGAGTACAC